CACAAACTCGACAGAGGATGCTTGAACGTACATTAGACGGCTCAAATCGCAGTCTGCTGCCTCTAAGAAAGCTGGGTCGATTGCTGACTCGGAATCAAAATATATAACGAGTTTTCCCTGTTTTTGGGCGTTTGCTGCTATTTGTGCAGCCATATAAGATTTGCCTGTGGATTCTAATCCTGCAATCTCTGTGACCTTGCCGACAGGAATGCCGGCTCGATGGCCTTTACATATAATGGAGTCAAGCCAGCGTGAGCCAGTCGGGATCCATTCTTTAACTGAGGTAGGGTTGTCGCCTGTTAAATCATGTGCGACATTTCTTCCTGCCTTCTTATTTACTAATTTCATTAGGTCTTGCATTGCTACACGACCTGCTTTGGCTTTCTTTGCCATTTGCTCTCCTACTTAAAAGTGTGGCAGAGTATTTTAGCCCCGCTCTGCCATCGGTCCTAGACGCACCTAGTTAGATCAGCCACTCATCAATTCATCAAAGGCACGGTCAACATCACTTTTCTTACCAGTGGCACCGTACTTGGCTGTCTCAGAAGAACGACTTTCAGCGGAAGAATTTCCGGAAAGCTGCTCGTCGAGAATTGCGTCGACCTGGGATGCACTAAGACGATCAAAAAGACCATCAAAGTCAGGCATGCGATCGAGGAGGGCGGGGATCGCATCTGCCTCTTCCAGGAGGGTGGACGTATTTCGACGCATCTTCAGGTTTGTCTGAGGATATGCTCCAGGCTTAGTGGGCTTCGTGTATGTGAGAGTAATGTCCGTTCCCTCATTGATGTCAGTGACATCACCATACTCGGGATCCAAAATGTATCCCAAAAGAAGCTCGTAAGCCTGCTTTCCGTAGCCGTAGACCTTAATTCCCTCGTCTTCACGGCCGCGAACAACGACTGGTGAGAAATAGCGAGTTCGCACAAATAGTGACTTCGCAAGCTTCTTGCTCTCCTCATCGTTCTTGTCTACTCCTTCGCGCCAAAGCGAAGAAGCAAATTCACAAATGGGGCAGTTTTCTCCAAAGTTGCGCTTTGGACACATAATGCCACCACGATGCTCTCCCACATTATAGTGGAAGAACATTTCCTTAAGTGGATCGCCATCATTTGTCGGCACGATCCGAATATCTGTATCGCCCTCATCTGGCTTGAACCAGGGTGAGTTTGCGTCCTTATTTCCTTCGCCGCGAAGGGATGCGAGCTTCTTTCGCATCAGTTCCATATCAATTCCCATTTTAGTTTTCTCCTGTTGTTGGGTAAAGTAAATCAAGCTTTCCTTGATTCCTATTGTATAACACTCAACGTAGCTTGTCAAGTGTATTCTTGTATTGCGTTAGTGTGGGCAACGCAGAGCCCAAAGTCATCGTGTTCTGTTTCATAAATTGCATAAGAAATTTTGCGAAATGCGTTTCGAGGTTTCTCTTTTAACATATCGACTATCTTTTTGTGCAACCCTCCTTCGTTCTCTAATCGTTCTTTATTGATACATAAATAATAACACAAGTCGCGCTCCATGTCAAGCTCATAAAGCCATTTTTCTTCAAGATTTTTTGGATTAAGAATTCCGTAGGTTCTAATTCTATTAATTTTAAGCGGCTTGGCGGTCATACCAATTTCAGGCTCTGCATTACTAAAGTAATTTATATAATGAATCGTAGAAAATATCGAATCATTTATTTTATCATAATATGTTTTAATAAGGATATCTCCTATAGATTTCTCTATCATCACATTAGAAATTGGAGTAAAAGAGTTCAATAAGCCTGATCTCGTATATTCCTGCAAAATACTAAATACAACTTTGTCAAGAATTTTTGGAATACCGGTCATTAATTCTGTATCTGGCCGAATGTAAAAAACATCTATCTTTTTGTCTTTAATCTGCTCTAAAATGCCCAAAGAATAGTTTGAGCTAAACGAAGAGCCAACTATAAAGAATTGCACATGATCGTCAATTTCTTTAAAAAACGTTTTGACGTTTGGAATGTTGTTTTCATATTCTTCAGCGGTTTCATGCGATTTAAGCCTGAACTTGTATTTTGAATTTCTTTGAACGCTGTCGTTCATAAGATAGACGTTATAATTTTTTGTTTGTTTGAATTTCTCGGCAATCTTTGACGCGGCATTGCCAAGACCGACAATTGAAATCATAGCTTAATCTCCTTCAGATTGTAAAAATCTTTTCCTGCTCTAAAGTTTGATAAATAGCCATCTTCAAATACCTCTCTAATGCTTTCCACAATATCTCTATCTTCGTCTGCATAATCAATCACAATTTCATCGTGTATAATATGCGAGATAAATGATTTCTTTCCCTCAAGCATCTTATCGATTAGAACTGCCTTTGCCAACACGCGATCTGCGCTTGTGCTTTGAATTAAATAGTTTAGCGCTTTTCGCTGTTCCACTTTAATTTTACGCCCATATGGAGTATGAATATAACCGTCTATGTAGTACTTGTCAAGAACTTTTTCACGATCATAGTAATCGGATTCAATATCATTTGATTCTGGATTATATAGCCATGCAAAGAAGTAGAGCTTCGCTTCTTCTCGTGTCATCTCTAAGTCGTTGATAATATTCTGGATATTCCATTCGTGTATATCGTATTCTGGCTGCTCTTGGCCGCAGAGATCAAGCAATGTGCGAATCTCAGCTCCATTATAATCAAGGCTCATCATAAGATTATTATGAGGCTTGATTAGGCGCCTTAAGTCCTTCTTAAGCGTTAGAATCGGAAATGATTCTGGATGCGTGGTGAGCCTTCCTGTGACCGTACCAAACATATTGTAATCAATCGTTTTATAGTTCTTCATCAGTTCTTGAATCTTTTGACGATTCATCGAAGAGTAAAAAAGATGCTTGCAATCTTCGCTACTTAAGTTTAACCTCTGATATCTAATCTTATGCAATAACTTATAAACGCCATCAAGGTGCTCATAGTTCTCGGGCTTTTCGTAAGTATCGAAGACATGCTCTGTGACCTTATTTTTGATCTCGCAAAAGCGCACAAGAAAGTCGTGAGGAAGCAAATCAAACACACAATGATCCATCATATTGACTTTCGCAATCGTGAAAGACTTGAGATATGCGCGCATTTTTCTTTGGACGGCTTGAAGTTCGTTACACAAATCTTCTGGGCAGCAGTCGGTGATAGCGCGGCCCCCAGCGCGTATCCAGGCGTACTCCACTGCTGGGTCTGTGATAGAGCCGCTGTATCGCCACGTTTTTGTTAGATTTGCTGGAAAGTCATCAAATGATAGCTTGCCGTCTACATAAATTCCAATACATTCTGATTTATCATCAAGTGCTTGAAATATCAATAACCACCTCCGCTACCCATACCACTAGTAGACCCATTGCTCGAAATTGGAATTTCCTCTTCCTCGGCCTCAGCCTCTAGTCGTGCTGGTATATGTTTAATATTATTATACGTCAAGGAGCCTCGATAGTCAAATGGTTTGTTGATAATTCTTTCAAAAAAATATAAAGCACGCGGGAGAGCGCTAACATCATATGGGTTCGCGCCAGGATTAGTATCGAAGAGATCAAGAGAATCACGAATTAGACTATATTTCTCAGCTTCACTAAGTGCGTTTTCATCCTCGTAAAGCCTAATATTAAAGTATAAATTTAAAAAATATCTTTCAGGATAAAGGGCTTTTAATTGCTGCAGTGTATATTGCATAGGTTGTACATACCTTGTTATAGTTTGACCACTGCATTCTTCTGTTTCTACTATTGTTTTTTCTCGACATAACTCATAAAGCTGCAAAAGGTCATTTTCAAAGCGGGAGTAGTATTGGCTGTGGCATTCTAAATATGCTCTTAATATACCATCTGTAGTGTTGTGTCCCTCGTCTTCTCGATAAGCAGACGCATATTCTAACATTGCGGAAGAGCCAATATCAGCAACTAAACGCCAGGGGGTCGACTGATCTACCATAAAACCATAAGACTTGCACGCATTTAGATAAAACTCCCAATTTTTACTGTTAACAAAAAGATTCATTTTTTCATCGTCGTTAGCAGCGGATATAAAAGCTATTTCGACAGCCAATCCAGAGATATTAATTGGACATCTTCTGCTCTTTACAAAAGCAGTCATCGTAAAAGGAACCGAGTAGGCTGCGCTTTTTAACATTATCATTAAATTGTGAATAAAATCATCAAAATTTTTAACTTTTACACCAGTCGATCGAAAAGAAGCAGCAATTCCGTTAAAATAGCCCATTTTATATTGTTCATATAAAGTCACTGGATTTTGGTATGCTTTGTACACGGTTAATGTAGAAAGGTAAGGGTCATTTGGGTCTATCTTTCCACTATAAGCACACTTTTCAAACTGTAATGCTAGCGCGCTAAAGGCGTCTACCACAAAATCTAAAGCCGACTGTCCCGCAGCGGATCCCTGGCCTGAAGCTTTTTTAAAGGATTTGCGCATGGAATCACTTGTTGTAATCATGGGTATAAAATTTCTACTAACTCTTCCGTACAAAAACTTCTCGCCGCGATTAAAATCCATAAGATTGGGATATATCGCGGCGAATGGTATCATTCGATTGCTATATACACCTTTTTTATAAAAAAGCATTTTAGAACTTTCATTGTTGTTTTCTTTAAAATAAGTCGACATCTTTTCTTAACCCATCCAATACGATGCTGCGGTCATAAGCCAGCCCTGCTCGCCCTGCTCCTGCATTGCGGCCTTCATTTCTCGCTTTGCCTTGCTAGCGTCTGCTGTGGCTGCATTCCTCCGGGCGGCGGCCTTGTCTTCATACTCAAAACAATATTTCGGCTTACCTTTAAATTTTGTATCTTTTTCGCCATGTATGCCTTCAGTGACAATCGCATGCGTACTAGCAACCCACTTAGCGTGAATTGTCGAATCCGCGCGGCCCGGGCCAAAAGAGTGTTCCGAGCGCACAATCATATGGTAGCCTCCGATCCCAATTTGAGTCAAGTCAAAAATCTCATCGCCCACTTTAGAATTCGGTGAAAAGCCTTTCGGATCTACAAATATATACATTCCGGGATATGCATGCACGTTTGCATATGTCTTTATATTAACATCAAAAACCTCGCGCAATTGTTTTAATCCATCGTAACCGTCTTGTTCAAAACGCAGCTCTTTTAGTCCGGTAGAATCCGTCTTAGTTAAATTTATAGTTTTCGTAATTCCTCTATCTCTTCCAATAGAATAGTGGAATATTCCATTTTCGGCATCTTTATCTTCTTCACCGGTCATCCGCTCAGTTGGCATCGTCCTTCCTGCATAATAAATCAAATAATTAACTTCATTTTCCACGCCATCCTCTGAAATAGGATTGTCGCGGCTAGCGGCAATATTTAAAACTGGTAATCCAAAATCCTGTAAATCCTCTTTATTGCTTCCATAATAGTTGCTATTCATTCTTGCGCGATTCTCCTGGCCTCCCTTCATTCTAGACATAAGTATATCTGCTGTTATTTCATCCATTTTTTTGCCGCTTTCGAGCTGTGGCCAACTCTCCTTATAAGAAGTTACGGCTGCTTGATTTATTCGAGTTTTTTGTTTTGCCTGATTACGAAAACATCTAGAATCGTTCAAAATGTTTCTTATTAAATCATTAAACAGGTCATTTAAAAATTTCGGCAACGGATAAAACGGCTCATCTCTATCAGACATTTTCTTTGAGAGCCATTCAATAAAATATTTAACAGAAATCGGTATATCACCTAGACACGGAAATGTGCTCTCAAATGTTGCTTGGTGAACCAGCTCTATCGGACCCAAAAGCACCCTTAGTTTCTTCAATTGCTCTCCCATTATTTTAAATGTTTTGATTTTAGATTGTAAAACTTCAGCAGCTCTCTCCTCTGTAAAA